CTCGGCAACAATAAGATTTTTTCGGGAACCCTTCTTGTCTTGTGTCCACGTCTCAGGACCGACAACTCTTTCTTCTGCTATAACCATTGCCATATCCTCATAGTGCTTCTTTGCCACTGATAGACGCTCGCTCTTGATGCCGACACCGTTAAGGTACTCCATCATATCGTGAGATTCCCAACGGTCGAATGTTACCAACTTGATATTAAACCCGCGCTGGCGCAGGCTAACAATGTACTCTCGGACGGCTGCAAAATCGACGTTGTTTTCCTTGGTAGGCGTCCACCAACGAATTGCGTCAACCTTTATAACCGGTGCGGGCTCAGTCAACTTAGTACCAATCTTGCGGGCCTCCCACTTTTCTACGTGGGCCATGCTCACGGCACAGTGGTCGTGCTTGCGGGCAAGGTCTACGTGTACGTAGTAGGCGGTGTCAGGCTTTGGTAGGAAGTTCAACTTAAACGACCCGTCCTCGTCTACCCCGTTGCTTCCTGAGAAGGCTCTCTCAATTTTTGCACGGTCCTTAAAGAAGGCGTCGATGGCCTCAGGTGGCATGCAGGCGTAGCGCCCCAGGGCGTCTGGCATGTTGTCGTAGAAATCCTGCATGTAGTCGTCAATCTTTCTGCCAGGGTTTACGTCCCAGGACGGACGGCGCAATGCATAGAACTTCGGTGACTCATAACTAATAATGTGGTCTTCTTCCCACTGGATTTCGAACTCATTTCCTTCGATACCGTCTGGGAGTTCCGGGTCCAACTTAAATGTGTGCTTACGAATGATGGTTTCTTTTTCCCTTACCACCTTATCGTAACGCTGCTGAATGAAGTCGTTCTTGTATCGCGGCCAAGATAGCAGCACCAACTTACCAAAGTCAGGAAAACGACTGGTAATAGAGGCACGGTACATATCATAAACACCGGAGGCGGTCTTGGCTTGCTCGTTTCCACTGGAAGAGTCAAGAGCAAAGGCCGAAATCTCGTCAAGCACAACGTAGATAACGTTGTATCCTTCCCATGCCTCTCGCTCGGAGTGACCGGAGTACACATTGACATTCTTGTCAAAGGCGAAATGTCCTGCCTTGTCTGCATACTTTCCCATGAACCATGGGCTGCGGGTAATACGATTCTTGAATCCGTTGAAGAAAACGTTTTGGGCTTGGGTGGCGTTGACAGCAATATTTAGAATGTCAATATTGTCGCCAGGAGGCTTGCCATAATACTTGGCCGGGTCTTTGAGGCACAGTAGCAGATAGCAGATGTAAGCGCAAGCGATAGTAGAGGTAAAGTCCTTGCCGCTACCCTTGCCCAACTGGAAGATGACCTCATTTTTTGTCTGCTTCCATCGCTTTAAACCCTCGTCCTCACCGTAAAGGTTGATTAGCGTCTCCTTCTTGTAAATCTGTGAGGACGCCTTAACCAACTGGTACTGGTATGGGGACAGCGGGGTATCGGGGAGGTTGAGATAGTTCTCTCCCGTAACAAATTCTTCAATCTCAACAGGGCGCTCTTCGAAGTCTTCTCCGTCAAGCATATTGAGTAGTTCACCAAAGTCGAATGCAGACATGCGAAAAACCCCATCGTCAATTAAGACGTGGGGTTAGTCACCTCACCTTCAATTACAGTAACAATATTGACCGTTTCGGCCCTACCTGTAACCTTAGAGAGTCGTCGTGCAACTTCTATCTTGCAATGTGAGCAATCAGCAGTCACTTCCTTCAAGATGTTAATAAGCATCTGCTGCTTCTCTTCCATTTCTGCAAGTTCGTCACCAAGCGCCGCGTCATCATACAACCCGGCCTTTTGCAACATATCTACTCGCTTGCCCTCTACGTCCGCAATGTTCTTGAGAACCGTGGCCTTTGTCTTGAGGTCGCCAGCGTCGTCTGCCTGCTCTACCGTTTCCCAGGAACGCTTGATAATCATATCTAGTGCTTGGTCTGCTTCGTGCAATGCTTCCTTGGCTCGGTGCTTTACCTCTTCATCGTTGCGAGCGATATCCTTAAACTCTTCAATGAGTGTCAAAACTTCTGCACGCTTCATGCCCAACTGCTTAGCAATCGCAGTCGGGTTTCTTTCTCCCTTTAGCCATAGATTCGCCATCTTATCCATGCGGGAATATTGGTCAATCAATGCAACTTCGTTAGACATTAGGCTTCTTCGCTCGGCTGCGCTTTGGCTTTACCAATTGCTTCAACTTGTCAATGGGAAATGAATGCCACTGGCTGTCAGGTCCAATACAGTCAATCCATGTAGAGTCTAACTTGATGTTGTGCGCTACGCAGCGAAAGAGAAACACCCCCCTCTGGTTCTTAATCTTAATGGGATTGCCGGGCTTAATAATGTCTTTTTTGAATTCAAGTTCATACTGGACGTGAATGTCTTCATTGAATGGATATGCATTTTCCCACCAAAGAGACTTTCCGCGAGAGATAATTCTACCTCTAGCCACATCAAACCTTCATTCCACCACTAGTGGAAGTAGGTGCCCAAACCCCGCCAGGGCAGTCCACCTTTCGTTCCACCGGCTTACGGCATTGACGGCAAACCATTAGACGGTCACGGTCGTCAATCTTTCGAATCTGTTCCAGCGACTTATCGCATGAGGAACAATGGTACGTGTAAATGGGCATTATCCCTACCTTTCAATTCTAGTATAACACATATTCTTTCTGGTCAACTAGAAGAAAGCACCTTGTCGGCAAATTGCCGGTGCCAATTTACACGACGACGGTTATCGTCCTGTATATTCCACGGTCTGTTGATAAGATATACCTTGGTGCCTACAGCGTCAAGGTCGTCGTAGTTTGAAATCTTGTCTTCAATAAAATAGTCTGTAGGAACAACTGTCTTGTCAGAAGAAAAAGTTAAAGAGTCATACTTATATTCATGCTGTTCTAGAAAAATTCTGGTAATTTCTTTACTAACATGAGGGTGAGCACCAAAAGCACGGTCGGTAACAATATGAATAGAGTGACCAGCATCACGTAGGCGATTAATGTTTTCAAGACCATTGGGACGCCTCTCGCCTGCAAAAATAATTCCTTCGTCGGCACCTCGGTGACAAAGGTCAATAAACTCTGCGTCAGTCATTCCCCAAGCCCTGTAAAAATACCAGTCTGTAGGTTCCCCTTGGCAAAGTTCCAGGTCCATTTTAAAGTGTCTGACGGTCCTTCTGACGCTCTCTGCAAAATCGTACTCCACACCGTCCAAATCCCAACCAACTCTAGCCATGTAAAATCCTCACTAACTTCTGTCTCAAGACCTCGTGGGAGTCATCGTTCTGGACCACGTAGTCAAACCTATACCCGTCCAAGGAAGTCTCAGAGGGGTGTGCGTTAGCCGGTCCAATGCCGGGGCGCTCAATACGAATTACAATGCCTCCACGGCTACGGATAGCATCGGCCTCATTGATAAACCGGCAGTCAGCAAATGCATACCGTCGGTCCGGGTCTAGCCCAGAAAATGCAGAGTCTACCCAGATGTTATCACCTAGGAGTTCTCTACCACAGTCTGTACCTAGTCTCTGTAGCAACCCGCGAATTTCGTCACGGTAGATGCTTTCCTTGTAGCCGTCCCAGCCCCAATAGTTAATAACCTTGGCTAGACGAATAGGGCCAGTCGGGTCGGAGTGAACAATTGGGTCGAGCCTTTCGGCAAACGTCCTCATAATGTCAGCAAAGGCTACCCTTTGGTAGCCTTCTGTGTGGAGAACCTGTACTGCTGTGTCCTTGCCAGACCTAGCGTATCCGCTAAACCCGATTAGCCTGCTCATAGGTAAACCTTTCATACTCTGCCAAAGCCTCGTCAATCATAGCAATGATTTCGTCCGGCTTCATACGCTTAAAATCCTTGGGTAGTTCGCGCTTCTCACTTGCCATTTCTGATGTACTGCTCAATCTGCTTGGCAAGGGTAATAATGGTGTCTGCGGAAGGCTTGTAGTCCCCGGTCGCTTGCGATGCGCCTGCAATCGTTGCTGCTGTCGCACGAATTTCCTCGTCTCTTGTCATAAAACCAACTGCCAGTGGCTCGTCGCTCATTCAAATTCCTCGTCTAGTAGTCCAGCCGCAATAAGTTCTCGGGCCTTTTGCTCGGTCATTACCTCTGGAACGTCAGCAAGATATTCTGTAACAAACATAGAAAGGCAGCCAATACAAATATTTTCTTCCCCGTGTAATGTCCATGGGTCGCTTGAGGCAACCGGAATGACCTTTGCCACCATACGATGCTTTTTGTCTATCCAGTCAATTAGTGTTTCTTCGTCAGCCACGCTTACGGACCACCACCATTTCTAAGCCGTCTCTGTCAGCCAACTGACGCCAATGAGTCATTTCTTTCTCATGCCCATCAAAATCTACTACGGCTACGTAGTTTTTGTAGTCGTCAAAGAGTGCCTTGCCGAATGACTCGCAGTTAAACCGGGAAGACTCCCACTCAAGAACTACGGTGCAATTGTGACGCTCGTACCAGTTCTGCATGCCCGCCCAAATTTTAGGCTCTGCACCTTCGGCATCAATCTTAATCAAGACGTTGCTTTTAAAAAGTCTTGTGGCAGAGTTGTCTAGGGTGTCAATTGGTACCTCGTGAGATATAACGTATTCGCTTCTATCCTCGCTTAGATAGGCCCCGCCTGAATGTCGGTCGGGGACGTTAAGGAACGCCGTTCCCTTTGTGTCTGACAATCCTTGCTGGCAAATCTCTACCTTATTTTGTAAACGATTAATCTTGGAAGAACGCTCTAGCATCTTGCAAAGGTCTGGGTTAGGCTCAAAAGCAAGAGTCTGAACACCGGCTGCTGCGGCCATGAGGCTATAGTAGCCTACGTTCGCGCCTACGTCAATGAAGAGGTCTGCGTCTTCTAGTTTTTCGCTAACCCAGCGGGTAACCCAGGCTTCCCAGAAACCGTCCGGGCCGTGTGGAGTAAACGCCTCATCATGCTCTTCTACCAACAACCAAAAATTTGATAGGTAACGAAATGCACTGCCACCCTGTCCGTCAGGGTCAACCCACAAAGACGAACCGGCCCTGCCGATTCGCTCAACTTCGTCTCGTGTAAAGTAAATCATTTAATTAGTCCCTCTGCTCTCAGGTATCGGTAAATAGTCATGTGGCTAACCTTGCACTCGTCAGCAATTTGTTCCGGGGTCTTCTTATCTACAAGGTAGCGGCGGCGAAGCCACCTGGCAGACTTATACAGGGCGGGCAAAAGAACCAATACCTGACATTGGGTTAATGTAATACACGGGAGTCTTCATCTTCTCAGCGTAGGTCAAGCACTCATATGTCCCGCCCGTTTCTGAGCCGTCCCAGACAGCGATAAGAATATTGCAGCGGTGGACCATCCAGTGATTACGCTCGTGGTAGGCCCAAGGACCGGGGTATTCCTCGGCATCACTCACGTTGACCACCTCGTCCGCGTGCTTCACAGCCATTTCGTAGGCTACCTTATCTAAGCGCCTAGGCTTATGACCGGCCCACGGACGAACAGCAACAAAAGGTATGTTCGCGTGGAAAGCCTCTGAGGCAGCCCAAAGGTCAACACCAGATGCCATGCCTTGAATAACCCGATAAGCGCCCAAATCTTCATAGGCCACTCTAAGGGCCTGACGAACCAATGGCTCGTATTTACCTACTTTTTCAGGCCGGTGTCCGGTTATTGCTACGTTTGTCATAGTTCTCCTAGTAAAGTATTGCTGATACGGCGGGTGATAACCGGGTGCCTCTACGTTAAAGACCGGCCAGTTACCTCGCGGTTTGTGTGTAATAAGCCCAATATGCGATTCCACAAGCGTCTCCTACGTCGTTGTCGTCAATTGCCATGGAGGGCCACTTCTTGTTAAAGAAATCCATGGTCTTCTGCTTACGCAACTCACGGGTCTTGCTTGAGTACCATACCGTACTTTTGCCAGGGAAGTCAACTCTTAGTGCTTCTTTCTCGTCCTTCTTAAAGTTTGGATTGCCGATATAACTCTGCCAGGTCAGGGGATTAACCGTAACCACCTTGACACCTTTACGCATAAGTTCAGCAATGCAGGCACCGTAGAC